GACGACATCCTCGGCATCCTCTCGACCACGACGGTCAAGGGATTCCAAGGTGACAAGGTGGTGTGCTCCCTCGACAAGGACATGCTCACCTTCCCCGGCAGGGTCTACAACTGGAGCAAGCCGAATGACGGCGTCGTCATAGTTGACGAGGACACGGCGGACTACAACTTCTACATGCAGATCTTGATGGGCGACAGCACTGACGGCTACCCCGGCTGCCCCGGCATCGGGAAGGTCCGAGCTGCACGCATCCTCGACGAGTGCTTCGTGCTGCCGCCGGCGAAGACTGGCGTCGAGCCGTACTTCGACAAGCCCCACGCTTGGGCTGAGATCCTCAAGGCGTACCACAAGAAGGACCTCACGCGAGCCGACGCCGTCGTGCAAGCACAGTGCGCGCGCATCCTACGCGCCGAGGACTACGACTTCGACAACCACACGCCGATACTTTGGCAACCATAGGGAGAGCAGAGATGCCTACAGGAAACGAAACGACCCCGCCGTTCGGGAAGCACGAGGCCATGTCGCCTCGCCTCAACGATGCGTGGGAGGACAACAGGAAGGCAGACGAAGTCGTCGTCACCGAGGGCGTGGAGGCTGTTGCCACCGAGCACTGGAAGACGATCGCCAACGAGCAGGCTGCCGAGGTGGTCCGGCTCCACGGGTGCATCGACTCGTGGCGTGACCGTGAGGAGTTCCTCATGGCACGCATCGCGGCGCTCAAGAACCCCGAGGATGTGATCTCGGGACCGCCGCCGCCGCGTAGTCGTGAGGCCAAGCGGTACCTCGACATGATCTCGAACTGCGAGCCGCAGGTTGAGAGCGTCGAGTCCCTCAACGGGCACGGCCTCCCGATCATGGACGAGCTGAGGGGCGCCGTCGCAAACATGGCGTTCTCGGATGGCGACGACGAGGAGTACGGGCGCGGCAACGAAGCGGTGAACTCACCCTCCCACTACTTGACCGAAGGTGGGGTAGAGTGCATCGACGCGATGGTGTCGGCGTTCGGCACCGAAGCCGTGGAGTCCTTCGCCAAGATCGCCGCCTTCAAGTACCTCTGGCGAGCAGGCCGGAAGGACAACGAACTCGAAGACCTTGAGAAAGCCGCGTGGTTCGCACGATACGCGGGAGGAGATGACCCACGTGACCAATAAAGCAGCGATCGCAGCAGCAGCAAGAGTGATGGCCGGCAAGCGAGAGATCTTCGTCACGTCGGACGAGGCGGGGAACTACCCCGTCCCGGTTCCCGAGCTGGCGCACATCGACAACATGGACTGCAACGTCGTCACCCGTGAGGTGTTCGTGAACGGGGCGATCGACGAGGAGTTCGGGCCGTGGTTCGTCTGCGTCATGCGGTACCTTGAGTCCCTCTCAGACGACGCGATCACCATTCACCTCAACACACCGGGCGGCGAAGAGATCTCCATGTTCGCCTTCCACGACGCCGTGCGGATCTCCCCCTGCCACGTCAACATCATCGGCTCGGGCGAGGTCGCCTCGGCAGGCGTGCTCATGCTGGCGTGCGGTGACACCCGCCTCGTCACCGAGAGCTGCGTGCTCATGTCCCACCGGGGCAAGGGCGGCATCGAGGGCGACTACGAACAGATCATCGCACGCACCAAGTACGTCAAGTGGAGCGAGACATGGTGGGCGACCCTCATGGATCGCTACACCCCGAGCGAAGTGGACGGGTGCAAGCGAGACTACCACTTCTGGTTCAACCTCGGCAAGAAGCAGCCCGAGTGGTGGTGCCTCGGAGGCGCTGCCATCGTACACGAAGGACTCGCGGACGCCGTCATCGGCGACCCGAAGCAACCGATCCAAGCGGAGTAGAGGCCCATTGTCGCCTCCTCCGTGGCCCCAACCGGGACTTCTCCCGCTCGGTTGGGGCCGTACTTTCCTACTACTGTGCGCACCGTCCTGGCTGCGCATCTCCCTTCATCAACCGCCCGACCTACCTACGCTTTACCCCACCCACCCCCTACACTCCCCTGTTACTGGCACCTATTGAACCCAAACGCAAGTCATCCCTCACTATTTAGGAGTCTATTATGTGCGGTGGCGGTGGAGCACCCGATCCCCCCAAGAAAGAAGCCCCGACCCCCGAAGCTCTCCCCGAGTTGCTTATCAGCAAGTCCGATGCGGAGCTTTCAGGAGCCAAGTCTTCAGCACGCAAGAAAAGCGCAGGCCGTAACGCCCTCGTCAACCGAGCCCTCAGCAAGCCCCGACTTGGAGCTGCCGGTGGCCTTGGTGGCGTAGCCCCGGCCCCGAAGGCAGGCAAGTAAAGAGTCAGCCCCCTCCCGAAGGAGATCCACGTGAAGAACGAAGGCACGATCAAGTCTCGATACGAGCATCTCATGGAGGACCGTCGCTGGTTCTTGAAGGAAGGACTGGCAAGCGCGAAGCTCACCATCCCTTCCATCTTGTCCAGCGATCAGGACGCCTCCAACATCGTAGACAAAGGCTCGCAAGCCTGTCTCGTGAAGCCGTGGCAATCCATAGGCGCCAAGGGCGTGAGGAACCTCACCTCGAAGCTGGGGCTGACCCTCTTCCCCCCGACTGGCCCGTTCATGCGCTACCAGCTTGGCCCGGAGTACATCCGCGAGCTTGAGACTGCGGAGCGCTCGGACCAGAAGGTCGAGATCGAGAAGCTCCTCGCCGTGCGAGAGCAGACGATCATGGAAGACATCGAGCGGAACAACATCCGCACGAAGGTGGACCAAGCCCTGCGGCACCTCGTCGTGGTCGGCAACGTCCTCCTGTACCTCGTACCCAAGGGCGGGATGCGCGTCTTCCCTCTCAACAACTACGTGGTCCGCCGGGACTTCACCGGCAACGTCCTCGAACTCATCTACTTGGAGCTGCTCGACAAGGCCACGCTCCCCAAGGCTATGAAGAAAGCTCTGGTGGACAACGGCCACGAGTGCAGCGACGACGGCACCCTCCTAGTGAAGGACGGCAAGAACCACGAGTCGTGCGCTGTCTACACGAAGCTCATGCTGAAGGGGAAACGCTTTGAAGTCACTCAGGAAATCGAAGGCACTCTGGTGGACCTCGAAGGGAAGACTTGGTACGCCAAGGACAAGATGCCCTTCCTCGCTCTGCGCATGGTGTCGATCGACGGCGAAGACTACGGACGCGGCTTCGTGGAGGAGATTCGAGGCGACCTCAAATCCGCCGAGGAGCTACGCAAGGCTAACGTCATCGCAGCACTCAACGCAGCAAAACTCATCGCGCTCGTGTCGCCCGGAGCGGCGGTCACCCCGAAGAAGTTGCTTGAAGCGGAGAATGGAGCCGCAATCCTGGGTCGTGCCGATGACGTGGTGATGCTGCAACAGAATAAGCAAGCCGATATGCAGGCCGCACACTCGACCTACATCGACTTGAAGCAAGACCTCGCCGCAGCTTTCCTCCTCTCCAGCAGCAGCCAGCGCGACGCTGAGCGAGTGACTGCGGAAGAGATCCGACGCAACGCCGAGGAGCTGGAAGACGCACTCGGTGGCATCTACTCGGTGCTCGCGCAGGAGCTACAGCTCCCCATCGCGCTCGCCGCCGAAGCCCGCCTCGTGAAAGAGAAGGCGCTTCCCAAGCTAGAGCCGGAAGGCCTAGTGATGCCAGTCATCATCACCGGCCTCGCCGCTATCGGCAGGGGCCACGAGTTCAACCGGCTGCGTGAGTACATCGGCTTCATCCGCGAAGAGGTGGCACCGATGGTGCCCGAGGTCGCACAGTACTTCATCACACGCGAGCTACTGGAGCGCCCGGCCACCGGCCTCGGCGTACTGACCGACGCACTGCTCAAGACAGACGAGGCGGTAGCGAAGGAGAACCAGCAGGCGCAGCAACAGAGTACACAGCAAACGCTCATGGAAGGCGCGGCTCCCCACCTCGGGAAGGCAGCGTCCTCAGAAATGGTGGGCGGTATGGCAGGCGGAGGCGGCGGCGGTGAGGGCACCGACGGCGGCGACGCTTAATCTTTAACCAAGACAGGAGTCTGAATGAGTAAGCCTAGTGGGTCAACGGGCACGAAGGCAACAGCGACCAACGCACCGGACGTATCCGGGCAAGGCACCGATGGCGACGCCGCAAAGAGCGGGGCCGCTAAGGCCGCGAAGACCATCATGTTCCGTGGACGGGCGTGTCCCGTCTACAAAGTTACGAAGAATGTGAGAACCGGCGCTATCTACGATCACTTCCAAGTGTCTCGGCAGGTCACCAACCGTCGCAACGGTAACGTGAGTGTTGAGCAAGTGGGTCACAAGCGCCGCCGCGCTGGAACAGGTGCGGTGGGGCAAGTGAAAGAAATTGAGATCGTGGAGGAGTAGCCGATGTCTGAATCCGAGCACTTCACAATCGACCCAGAAGCACACGCCGCCGCGAAGGCGTCGGGTGACTACGGAACCGAAGACCCGGAAGCTCCGAAGGAGGAGGAAACTCCCGAAGAGGAGAAGAAGGACGACGAGTTCGTAGCCCCGGAGCACGACCCGGCGGACGACGAAAAAGAAGGCGAAGGTGAGGAAGAGGAAGGCGAGGAAGAGGAGGCCGAAGAGAAGGCCGACGACGACAAGCCCACCGAATTCCAAACCAAAGCCGACGGCTGGACCAACGAGTTCATGGAAAAAGGCGAGCTGAGCGAAGAGTCTCAGGTTGCCGTACTCGAATCTGTGTTTAGGGATGATGTCCCTGACGAAATGAGACAGGAGTACATGAAGACGTTTACTGCGGGGCTAGGCGCCCTGCGCACCGCCGCTGCGAACGAGCAGTTCGCTATGGTTGGTGGTGTGGAGCAGTACCAGCAAATGCTCGCTTGGGGTGCTGACAACCTCAGCACCGAAGAGATCGGGGCCTTCGACAAGGCCGCGCTAAGCACCGAGCTTGATGACCGCTCTGCGGCTATCAAGGGTCTGCACGCCCGGATGCAGCTAGCTACAGGTGGAGGTCAGGTAGATTCTGAGCCTGACCTCTCGCACAATGCGGAACGCCAAGGCGGCGAACCGCTTATTGCCTCCCGACAAGAACTCATGCTGATTCAGCGTTCCGAGAAGTACAAGACGGACGCTGCGTATCGTGAGAAGGTCGGGCGACAGCTCAAGCAGTCAATGGATACGGGTAACTACGACGCGTAACCGGCTGTTCCCCAACACCCACAAGGAGCCATTCAAATGGCAGCATCAGTACCCTCACGCTTTGGGCAGCAAAATGCCGCAGGCGACACAAAGGCGATCTTTCTGGAGGAGTTCTCCGGTCTGGTCCTCGAAAAGTACGATTTCACCCAGATCACGGACGCCCGTCAGGTTGTCCGAAACATCAAGAGCGGATCGTCCGCTCAGTTCCCGCTCATCTGGAGCACGGTAGCCGCCTCGCATACGCCGGGCGCCGAGATCGTGGGCCAAGAGATCCAGCACAACAAGAAGAACATCAACATTGAGGATCTCCTCTACAGCGATGCCTTCGTTGACGTGCTCGACGACGCGATGAACCACTACGAAGTGAAGTCCAGCTACGCTCACCAGATCGGTGAAGCACTGGCGAACGCGAAGGACACCAACTCCTTCCGCGCGGTCTTCACGGGCGCCGCAGCCTCGCACCTCATTGACCAAACTGGTGACAATGATGGTACGGCGTTGCAGTCAGCAGCGATGAGTACTACGGCAGCGACCCTCAAGGCCGCGATCTATGATGCCGCGCAGACTCTCGACGAGAAGAACATCCCCGAGTCGGAGCGCTATGCAGCGGTCCTTCCTCTGGCGTTCTACCTCTTGCTGGAAGACGGCGAGTTCATCGACCGGGACTATGACGGACAGGGTAGCAAGGCGGTTGCACGTATGCCGTTCGCTGCGAACCTGCAAGTCTTGAAGTCCAACAACATCCCCACTGCGAACGACACCGCTGAGTCCTCGGTTCCGACCGTCCTCCGCGACGACTTCCGTGAGGCCATTGGCGTTGTGTGGCACAAGAGCGCCATCGCCACCGTCAAGCTGCTCGACCTCTCCACGGAGATCGGTTGGGATATGCGACGGCAGGGCACTCTTCTCATCGGCAAGTACGCGATCGGCCAGGATTACCTGCGCCCCGAAGCGTGCATCTCCCTTGAGGACACTGACCTCGTGTAACATCTTGGCCCCACCAACCTATTCCGGCCTCTCGTAGAAGTCGGTAGGTTGGTGGGGCCACCCCCTTTCTTTTTTGAGGTGCATCATGGCTGCCCCGCCCACCCAGACCACAGAGCTTTCCGCGATCAATTCGATGCTGCAAAGCATCGGGGAGCGACCGATCGCTAACATCACCGACACGCAGCGCCTCGATGTTCACCGCGCTACCTCGGCCCTCAACGAAACGAACGTAGTCGTGCAGACGCGCGGCTGGTGGTTCAACAACGAGAGCCAAGTCCTCATCGCGCCGAACGGCGACGCTGAGTACGAGATCGACGACGACGTGGTGAAGGTCGATCCCTACGACGGCGCGATCTGGCACTACGTCCAGCGTGGGCGGCGTATGTGGAACACCATCACCCACGTCTTCGACGGCCACACGGAAAACCTCTACGTCAACCAAGTGCGCCTCCTCGCCTTCGACGACTGCCCCGAGACTTTCAAGGCCTACGTCGCTCGACGTGCGGGCGTCCTCTTCCAGACTCGCACGGTGGGCTCGCCCACTCTCTTCGAGTTCACGGAGAAGGACACCAACGAAGCCTACCTCATGCTCCAGCAAGAAGAGATGGACAATGAGGACATCAACATGACCTACTCGCCCGGAACCCGCGACGCAGTCTACGACCGATAGGAGAGAGTATGGCCCGCTCCGCGACCCGCAGTATTGGTGACCTCGTATCACGGACCATCTCCTCGATCGTGAACGGTATCAGCCAGCAGCCGCCCACGCTACGCCTCCCCTCGCAGGGCGAGGACCAAGTCAACATGATCTCCACCGTCACGGACGGCGTCGCCCGGCGCCCCGGCACGGAGTTCGCGTTCACCCTACACTCCTCGGCGTTGGACTCCAAGGGCCACAAGATGCACATGCGGTCGCGGGACGGCACGCAGCAGCACGTCGTCCTGCTTGAGGACGGAGACTGCCGCGTGTGGAATACGACCACCGGCATCGAAGCCGACGTGACCGTGAGTGCGGGAGCCGCCACCTACCTCGGCCTCTCCGCGAGTGGCTCCGCCAAGGACGACTTCGCCATCCTCTCCGTAGCCGACTACTCCTTCATCGTGAACAAGGAGGTCACGGTCGCCAAGAGCGCCACGATCTCCCCCGCCGCGCGCCCCAACGAGTTTATGATCTACGCCTTCGAGACTACGATCTCCACGGGCACGGACTTCTACACGAAGATCGGCAGCAACTATGTCCAGCTCACCAACTTCAACGTCGTGGGCACCGGCACCGCGTACCCCGGCGAGTTCATCCGAACTCTCATGGGCGACGGGGTGGGTGACCCCTACCCCACCTCCACCTACACGAACTGGACCTTCTCCAATCCCTACGAAGCGAAGAACGTCTTTCACGCCGAGCAGACTGGCAACACCGGCTCGCCGGAGATCGCCCTGCCTCCCACATGGGAGTACTCGGACGAAACCTACAACTTCATCTACGGGCAGACGCAGAAGTTCTCGGACCTCCCGCCCCGTGGCATCGTTGACTTCGTGGTCGAGATCACGGGCGAGGACGGCAACGAGGACAACAACTACTACGTGAAGTTCGACAACGTCACAAGTGCTTGGGTCGAAACCGTGCAGCACGGGATCGCCAACAGCCTCAACGCCACCACCATGCCTCACGTGCTGATCCAAACCAGCATCGGCGACGGCTCTCCCGAAGACCCCGACGAGTTCTCGCTGGACGTACAGGCGTGGGACGCACGCGCCGCAGGCGACGAGACTACGGCGCCCGACCCCTCCTTCGTGGGCTACGAGATCTCCGATGTCGTCTTCCACAAGAACCGCCTCGGCTTCACCGCAGAGGAGAGCGTCGTCCTCTCCGAGACTGGTGAGTTCTTCAACTTCTACCCGACCACCGTGGCGACGCTCGTGGACTCGGACCCCATCTACGCGGCCAACACCAACAACCGCATCTCGATCATCGACTTCGCGGTCCCGTTCTTCGGCAAGCTCTTCCTGTTCGCCGGGCACGCTGGCATCCAGAATGTCATGGACCAAGCGAAGGGCGGGGGCGCTGGCGTCGGCCTCACCAACGTGACGGCAGAGGTGGTGGAAGCCTCGGCGTACAACTCCTCCCCCACGTGCCGCCCTGTGAGCATCGGGCAGGCCACGTACTTCGTGGTGGACAAGGGCGATGCCTCGGCCTTGATGGAGTACACGATCAAGGACAACATCGCGGACGCGCAGGACATCTCCTCGCACATCCCTACCTACCTCCCGGCCAACATCTTCTCGATCTCTGCCAGCTCGAAGCAGAACCTCATCGTGCTCGCCAGCACGGACACTCCCTACGAACTCTTCACCTACGGCTTCCTGTTCGACGACGGCACGCGCCTTCAGTCGGCGTGGTCCAAGTTCACCTTCGACGAAGCGAACACAATCATCGGCGCTGAGTGGATCGGCGAGAAGCTCTACATCGTCTTCAACCGAGCGGACGGCACGCACCTCGAAATCCTAGACTTCGGCAACCTCGCGGACGACGGGATGGACTACGCCCTCCGCCTCGACAGCCGGGTAGAGGTCACGGGCTCCTACTCCGCCGCCACTGATCTCACCACCTTCACGGTGGGCCACGCGGTTGACCCGGCCACCTACGACGAGTACGTAGCCGTCGCCTCCGGCACCGATCACGGCGACAACCTCGGACAAGTACTCCCGCTGACGTTCGTCGCGGCGACCGAAACCTTCACGACTCCCGGCGATTGGGACGCTGACACTTGCACAGTGGGTAAGCGCTTCGACCACGCCTACGAGTTCTCGACCCCGATCATTGAGGAGTCTTCCCCGGACGGTAAGGGCGTTGTGCCCGTGACCCAAGGCCGACTCCAGATCAATCGGTGGAAGCTGCTCACCAAGAACAGCGGTGGCTTCCGCGTCAAGGTGCTCTCCTCGGAGATCCCCGAAGACGAAGCGACGACCACAGACCCCGCCTACATCTACGAGTACCCCGACAAGTACACGAACCAAGGCGTTGTGGACGTGATGCACCCCCCGGAGGATGACGAGTTCCTCTTCGATGTCGGAATGGAGAACAAGTATGCCCGAGTCATTGTCTACGGAAACAGCCACCTCCCCTGCATCATCGTCGGCGCCGAGTGGGAAGGAATCTACTCCCGACGAAGCACCCGAATCTAGGCCGCGAGGCCACGTGGAGCCAGCACGCATCGAGGACGTTCTCGCGATGGAGTGCCAAGGGTTCCGCACCGCTGACGAGCACGAGTGCCAGTCTGCCGTAGGCGAGTCCTGCGCGCAGCAGTGCTACCTCGCGCTCGACACCCACGACGCTGAAACCTACACCGTCTTCAACGACGACCTCCCCGTAGGTATGTTCGGCGCCGTGCCGCTCAGTGGCACAGGCTGGGAGCCAGGCTCCGCAGTTCTGTGGCTGCTCGGGACGGACGGCATCTGGGAGATCCGACACGATTTCCTGAGCCAGTGCGTCAACTGGATTGACCACCTACAACGAAACTACCCCTACGGAATCAACATGGTCCACACGCGAAACTACGCCGCTATCAAGTGGTGCGACGCGGTGGGCTTTGACTTCGAGGGGGTCGCCAAGTACGGCGTCGAGGAAGAGGACTTTCTGAGAGCCGTGCGCAGACGATAGGAAACCACGCCCATGTGCCCCATCACACTTACGATCGTCGCAGCCTCCGTTTCGGCCTCAATGGCTGCGATGGCAACTGGCGCCGGAGTCGCAGCAGCGGCCACCGCTGGCATCGCTGCCGGTTCCGCCGCAGCAGCAGGCGCGGGCCTCGGCGTTGCAGTCGGGACTGGCGCCGCAGCCGCCGCAGCCACCGTAGCCGGAGCGGGCACCGCAGCCCTCACGATTGGTGGAGCTGCCGCGTTCGGCGCATCCGCCGCCGCCGCTGGTGGAGCCGCAGCCGGAGCCGGAGCTGGTATCGCTGGCACCGCCGTCACCGTCGCCTCCATCGGAGTTGAGCTGGCAGCGTTCGCCTCGATCGGCCAAGGCATCCACTCGCACAACGAAGCCGTGGAACTCGCAGAGGACCAAGAGATGTCCGCGCTCAGGACCGCTGACGTGGAAGAGTCCAACGCCTACGATGAGGCCGTGCGCGAGAACCGCACCCTCGCCGAAGAGGGCGCCATCATCGAGATTCAGCAAGCCCGCGACCGAGGCAAGGCCTCCAACGTGATGAACCGGAGCGATATGCAAGTTGCGTCCCTCCTCCGTGAGGCGGATCGCGAGGCTCAGAGTTCGGAAGCCGCGCTCTCCACCAAGGCACAGAACGTGCGCAGCTCACTACGCAGCGAGCACCGTGCAATCAAACAACGCCGCAACCAGACCCTCGGCAGCATCGACAAGCCCTCGAAGGGCTCGCTCGCCCTCGGCCTCGGCACCACCGCAGTCTCAAGCCTAGCGTAAGGAGCGCCCAATGCCCGTAGGATTCTTCGTTGAAGGAGCAAAGGACAAGGAAAAGAAGATCGCGGACCTCCGCAGCGAACACGACACCCGCTCCAGTACCCAAGGCTTCCAGATCCCCCGCGTGGACTGGGAAGGCTACCAGAAAGACCCGATCGGAGCGAGCCTCGACACATTCCAAAGCGTGCTTCAGGGCGTCATCAACAAGGACACCGCGCGGCGGAAAGAGCAGCGGGCAGAGGGGCTCCAAGTCGCAAGCGACCTCTACAAGGCAGCGGAAGCCGCTGGTATCGAAACGAACGAGGCTGAGCTGGCCGACAAGTTCTACGAGCAGACCGGCGTGTCCATCTACTCCGTCACCCGCCAGCATGGTCGCTATACAGGGCAGGCCAACGGGCGTATCGCGGGGCGCAACGCCGCCTCGGAGATGTCCAAGCGGATCGACTCGATGGAGTTCAAGACCCCCGCCGAGTTCGACACCGCGTGGGAAAAGGAGATGGCGAAGTACGACAAGGAGGCGTTCAACGACTCCAACAAGCAGGGCTACCTTGAGATCATGGGGAAGTCCCGCCTCGCCATGACCGAAAAGGTCTTCAAGGGCTCCCTCCTGCTCAAGGAGCAAGAGGCCCGAGCGGTCTTCGGTAAGGAGATCCAAGGCACCTTCCGCGAAGCCGTGACCGCCGAAGATCAGGTGGCCGGCTGGGGCACGTACCAAGCCACGATCCTCGCCAACGACGCGGAGATGCGGAAGTCCAACCCGTCGCTCCAGCAGGACGAGCTTGAGTCGGTCTACATCGCCAGCATCGACGCGGAGTTGAACGACGGTCTGCACCTCGACCGCGTGGACGACGCCGTAGACAACATCCTCGCCTCGGGCGTGGTCAAGACGCAGAAGGGGCGAGCCGCCCTGCTCGAAAAGAAGGGCCGCGCGCTGAAGATGCACGAGGCCGCGTCCACCGACCCCTCCCCGGAGGTCAAGGCCCGCCTCCACCAGATGACCCCCGAGATGCAAGCCGAGTACCTTGAGCACGGCGAGTGGAGCGAGAAGAGCGTGAGCGCCTACCTCGACGCTGGCGGCAACAGCCACTACGCTGCGGCGCAGCTCGACGCGCTGCGAGGCAACATGGAAGGCATCGCCAAGGGTACCAAGGACGCCGAGGGCACACTCTCCGACGATGTGAAGATGGACTTCTACGAGGCGCGGAAGAACAACGACATCGCAGGGATGGGCGCCGTCCTCTCCACGGAAGTCATGCGGTCCGCGATCGGTGATGCGACGGCTGAGGCGTGGGTGAACAGCTCCCTCGACGACTACAAGGCAGCCAAGAAGGGCAAGCTCACCGTGGCGCGCGACGCCCTCAATTCCTACGACGAGTGGGCGACAGAGTACTACGCCGAGAAGACCCCGGCGGAGCGCCTCGTCAAGTACGAGGAGCTACAGCTCGCCCTCTCCAGCCTACCGGGCGAGAGTGTGGTTGAAGCCAACAAGATCAAGAACGCGTTTCAGGACTCCATCATCAAAGCCGACACGGAGGCGAACGCCAAGGTAACCGAGATCCAGCGCATCGAAAGAGATGGCGCCGCGTTCTCGTGGGAAGCGCAGACCATGATGGATGAGGTGGACACTCGCCTTATCCCGCAGCAGCTCCAGCTCCAAAAGCTGATCGCTGCCGAGCAAGTCCGGTCTGACATCTCCGACGAGACTCCCGGCGTATCCGTCTTCGGCTTTGGTAGCGAAGAGCAGATCCGCACCAAGAAGAACCGGGACGAAGTCATCCAGTTCCGCGAGGCCGCGCAGCGCAAGATCCTCAACATCAAGGCCGAGCGCATCCGCTGGGAAACTGAGCGGGACGAACTCATGCGCGTCGAGCAGGCCACGAAAGGCTTGACCACGCCGCAGCGCACGTCCTACCAAATTTGGAACGGAAACCCCGACGGCAGTGACCGAAACCCCTACTATAGCTAGGAGCCACAATGCCCAACGACAGCTTCGACTCTGCCTTCCTGTCCGACTTTCTTCGTCAGCAGGAGGAGGATGAGGCCAAGCGCCTCGATCAAGCCG